AGTCGTGTCTAAAAAATCGGGATAAGGAAGTTGCATCATATCACCTACTTTCGAGCAATAAAAAGAAGCTACCTTGTTAAGTAGCCTCTTGTCGAGTTATTTTCCTTATGCGAATTATGGTTAATCGCCTGCAACAACAACAGAACTGCGGTATATCATCCTGTTTCCATACAACCACTCTTTGTTGCCAGCTTGTATAAACATTCTAATAGTAAACGGTCCACCACCTAAGTAATGGTCCCAGGCGCCACCAACAGCAGATATATATTCTGTGCTTGTATCAAGATTATTACCCTGTCTATCCTTATCATATTGAGAATAAAACGCACCAGCGAAGTATTTGTCTAACCCACCACCATTTGTGGCTCCTACGATAGTAGGAAGGTTAATAAGTCTATCATTGACATCAAACCCCTGCCTAACAATCCAAGCACGGTTTTGTCCATCATCATATAGGTATGGCTGATTTGGTGCAGGATATGTAAGTACATCCCAGTCGGCTGCGGAAGCATCAGCATATTTGGCTGGGTCAAATGTGTAGTAGTATTGCAGCTCTTTCAAACGTATGCCTGCACATTGTTCCCATACATTACCCCATGGGTTTTCTATTCCCCTGTACTTGATTGCACTAGTGAAGTTTTCACCTGGCTCCATAGCAGTATGATATGTTAATGCATCTGTTCGCCCGTTCTTTTGGTACATCGTAAATACTTTACTTGTTCCCGCTACAATGTTAAGTGCTGGTCCATCAAAAGTAATAGTCTTAGTATTGTTTGCAGCATCATATACAATATCCGTTATCGTACGATGATTAAGTGTAGCATTTGCTATACTTCCAGATGCGGCTACTCCTATTTGATGTCCAACTCTTAAGTTATTAAACCTACTAATGCTACTAGCATTTGGAACTACAACAACATTTCCTTCGCCAGTATTGGACACATCGTAACCACTATTGCTATAACCAAATGCCCCGATACCTCCCATGTACTGCTTAATGTTTCTTGTAGCGAACTCAATTGTCACAAGTTTTTGCAGCATTAAGAATATCGAAAAGTCATATGGATTATATCCAGCGGCATTAAATGCTGTAATCCAGTCAGACAGTTGAGTCTGCACTTTTGGTTTTGCACCTGTGTAGCTAAACACTCCAGTGCCTGTACCTGTCTCTGCCGAAGCATTATAAGCACCTACATACACAAAGTCAAGTTCCTTACCGTCAACAAGAAATGCTGGCTCTACACTAAACCCACTCTTAGGTTCACCAGTAATAAGCCAACGTTCAATATTCCCAATGCGTTCACGCATTGAGTAAAATTTCGGAACCTCAACCATTACGTTACCATTACTTCCATCCCTTGCGAAGCCTGTTTCGCCCTCATAAGTTATAACTTTTTTCCCGTTAACGATACTTAAGTTACAAAGTCTGATATCGCACCATGGGAAAATTGAATCAAAATCATTTGTACCACCATTGAGCTGGAATGTACTACCTATAGCAAAATCGTTTTTAAGCCCTGCTGCATCGGCAATCCTTGTGCAAGCTGGGTTGTTATTTGTTATGTCAAACTCTATTCCAAATACTTTGCTTCTTGAAGTAATTCGGTTGTTCGCTAAAGTAGCCTGAAGTGAATTAACTTTACCTTTAAGTGAAGTTAAGTCCCCAGGCGAATTATCATCATTAATTAAAATATCATCAACGTATATACGTCCCATAGTACCACTTTGAATATTTAATTGTTTTGCATTATATCCAGTATTGTCACTATAAAAGTTGCCCGACATAAAACATCATCCTCCAATCTCGTTTCATCAGCCTCGCAACCTATTTATATTTTGTCAAGCCCCAATTCATCTCACACTTAAAGAAGTGAGAGTATTCTTGGTGATTTAAAGATAAAATAATTGGGAAGTAAATTGCTTCCCAATATCTAAAATTAGGCTATTACATCCATTATTCCGTATTTAGCATTGGTAGCAATACCAACAGCCCATCTCTTCTGAAGCGTAGTAGCCTGAGTAAGATTAGCGTTTGCATACTGTCCATCGGTAATTGTAATAGTTTCGCCTTCAAAACCAATCTTTACAAGTTTCTGTACTCCAGTAGAAATGAAATACAACTTATCATCTTCAAGAGCAAAAGAATAATCTCCAGCGGCATCGTCTATCTTCTGAGGAATTTCAAACAAGCCTACACCCATGAAAGTAGTTAAGTAACCCATGCGGTTATAAATGTCGCCAAGCTGCATTTTAAGATAATCACTAGAAGGAAGTATCTTAGAAAGTCCAATTTTAGTGCCAAATACAACACATCTTGCACCACCATTAGCAGCCTGTACTCTCTGAGCAAGTTTTACAAATCCATCAACAGTAAAAGAAGCTTCTTTGAAATTATTAGGAAGTGTAGCATATGTATCATTAATTGCCTTATAAACATCAATAGACAATTCTTTTTCCATAGCCAAAGCACACTTCATAGCATATTCAGCAAGATTTCTCTTACCACACAAAATTCTATACAAATCTTCTTCTACGGTTACAAAACGAGGCTCTGGATTAAGAGCAACCTGCCCGTTAAACTGTCTCTGTGCAAAAGTATGTCTCTTCCCGTTTGCACCTTTTGATACTATAAACAAATCACTTGAAGCAATATCAAATACAAAATTATCACCAAATCCACCATTTCTGACTTCTGCAAACTGCATAAAGTCATCAACTACGACTTCAGGTATAGCCATATCTATCATTGAACCAATGACTGCAAAAGTAGCCCATCTGTAGTTAGGATTGGTTTTCCATATCGCATCAGAGAAACCAGTATTGTTGATTCCTGCAACTTCACCAATCCTTGCTTCTATTGCTTTATGCAATTTCTCGGTTTTTTCCTCAAAAGATACGTTTCTATCATAATCAACATTAGTTTTGAAATTTACTGCTCTATAGTGATTGAAATAATCTCCCCATGCTTTATACAAATCTACATTTCCATTAGAAAATTTCAATACATTATCTGGAATTCTTATCATATGACATTCTCCTTTCATTTTATTTTAATATTTTACGCTTTCACACAGATAAACCTATATGCTGTTACTCTTTCATTACCAATTGATACATAAGTATCACTAACATATTTATAAGCAAGAGAAACATTACTAGCATCATCCGCCCAAGTAAGTTTAGTAGTACCATTAGCAGGAACTACATATGTGTTAGCACCCTTTGTCCCTGCAAGACCATCGGCAGTAATTACTATTTCATCAACACCCGCCATCGGCTTATACATTGTAAACTTCTTACCAGCAGGAATATTAAATTCTCTGGGGTCATCAGTAAGTCCAGAATATTTACCATTTACTAATACATTTACAGGTTCATTTACCATGTAAAATATGTCACTTGCCAAAGTAGCAGTAGCAGGAACATTTACATTATAAACATCGTTTTCACCTTTAGTAGTAGACTTGTTGCCTAAAGCAACGACATGACCGTTTTCAACTGCAACAGCAGCCTTACCAAATTTATTCAAAGAATCAATATTTTTTGCAGCTATTTCACCAGCTATTAAAACAGAATAACTCATATTACATCCTCCTTTAATTTTTTATAATAATATTTTTTAAATCCTATCCCACAAACTCTTGTTCGTGTTATCATCAACAATATCTATATTTATTGGAACTCTTATAGAGCCAACATCACCTTTGTTCTTAGATTTTGCAACACTATAAGCAAATGCCTTAATAGCATTACTAAAATCATCTGGATTGCTAAATTCTTTAGCCTTTTCACGCCATTCGTCAATCTGTTCTTGTGTTAAATCATCAGCGACAGAATTGATTGCAAATTCAATTTTAGATTTTCTTTCTTGTTCTTCAACATTAGTCTTAAATTCAAGAAGTTTAGTATTTTCTTCTTTTAATGCTTCAAAATCTTTTTCAAGAGTAGAGAACTTTTCAGAAATTTCTTCAAGTTCAGCTATCTTTTCTTTATAAGTAGTAATTTCACTATTAAGCTGTTCTTTTTCTGTAGCAAATTCTTGTTCCTTTTCTGCAATTTTCTTATTTACAAAGTCCATCAAATCATCTTTTTCGTCTGAATCATCATCTATAATGACATAAGTCATTTTTGCACGTTTTACACCTTCAAGATTAAGTTTAGCTACACCATCTTCAATAGAGTATGGAATAGCAACAGTTTTGTTTGATTCTTCATCCTTAGCATAAATATAATCTTCATCGTAATCTCTCATCCAATATTTGCTACATTCTATATCTCCATTTTTGTATTTGACATCATTACAAGCAGCCGATAGAAAAGACCACATTTCATTTGCAGTAATGCCAAAGGTTTGAGCAAATTCTTCTTTATTAAATTTCATATCTTCACCATCCTTACATGAAAAGTTACTTGTATCTAAACCAAGTATTTTATAATATTTTTTTAATTTTGCTTTTGCAGATTTATAATAGTCTGCGTTTGTGTTTCTTTCTAAGAAAGAAAGAGCAGCTTCGCAGCCAGACTTGCACAATACTAAAATATTATCTTTTATTCTGCATACAGGATATTTAAGTTTTAAACTAGGAGAATCCTCCCATCCATCTTCAACAACTAAATAGCATTTGTTAACTAATGTTTTATAATTCTTAGCTTTTAAAATACTATCTCTTAATTGTATCTTATCAACGCTTCCCCAAGGCGTAGTCATATCTGCTGACTTTTTAGATAAGTCTATTTTAATAGGATCATTCTTTCCTATATCTTCTTTAGGCACAGCAAATAATATTTTCTTTACTTCTTCAACCATTTCAGAAAATTTTAATACAGTTGCTTTTGCGTTAGGAATAGCAGGAGAATCACCAATCAATGTTACACCTAAAAAAACAAACGATAAAATCTCTGTTTTTTCGTCTTTTTGTTGACTGTCCACTATCTGTATTTCCATTGATATAGGCTTTTCTCCATCGTGTTTCTTAAAAACTTCTAATACTTCTGGACAATAATATTTCCATATGTAAGCAGTACATACAAGCCATAATTCTTTATTTTCGTCATACTCAAACCTAATATCATCTTTTGACAATACAACTCCACAAGGAATTTCATCTATTTCATGTCCCATGAAGTCTTTCGTGTATTTATTATATTTATAAAGTATTGGTTTGCCAACAAGGGTATCTGCTGACTGTCTTATAGCATCTTCGGTTATGGGAAGATTATGTTTGTTGTCACCGCTTTTTGCAACCCACATTTCTATCTTTGCTAATTGATTGTCGCTTATATCCTGTATATTATATTTGTTTATTGTAAATCTTACAACATTATTCACATCTTCACCACCTTTCGTTTAACTAAATTACCGAGAAATCCTCGTCAGTTAAGACTTAGGGTAGTCAACTAAGGCTTTTACAAGCCTCCGTTTATAGAAACGGAGGTAGTTGACATAGGGCAGGGAAGAAGGGTTATTCTTTTGGAAATGCCAAATTCCCTGTTTCTTTGTTCTTTTTCCATTCCAACAATGCATTACTTAATTCTTCTGTTTTAAGAAAAATCCATACTATTTTTTTATCGTTTTCATCAATTTGTCTTGATATATATTTTATATTTTTAATTTCACATAAAAATTTTTTTAAGTTTTTACTTTTACAATAAAACTTTTTTTCATTGATTACATCTGGATTACTTACAAACATTCCAAATTAACTTCCTTTCCGTTAATCATATTTCCTTGTCTATATTGCTTCCAGCAGCTCTACTTATTTCACCTGCGTCCGTCAAATCATTATCTTCCTTTGCTTGTCTACCACCTTTACTATCTTCTTTTGACATGGTATAAGATGTTTTTATAGGTGTAAGTTTATCTGTAAAACCAAGCCATTTCATAAGTAGCATACTTGAATCTAAATCTTTAATACTCATACCGATGTATTAAAGTTATAAAAAGTTATAACTTTAATAAAATTTATAAAAATTATTAAATATAACCTAACTTTTATACTTCCCAATTCATCGAGTTCACTTTCGCATAAATACTACTTGTGTTTGATATAACTCTCCAAGGGCTTAAAATCCGCATATCGGAATACGTACATGCTACATTAAGCAGTTAGGTTGCTTATGCAGCTAATTTCTTCAAATTCAATGATGCATTATAATCTCTATCAATTACTAGTCCACATTTTTCACACTTATATATTCTTTCACTCAAACTTAATTTTTCTTTTTTATTTCCACAACAACTACATATTTTACTACTTGGATACCACCTATCAGCAATAATCAAATTAATATTATTCCATTTACATTTATATTCTAATTGTCTTTTAATTTCATAAAACTTGGATTCTTTAATTTTCTCTGATAAGTGTTTATTTTTCAACGTTCCCAAAACATTTAAATCTTCAATTACTATTGCTTCGGGGTTTAATTTTACCAATTTAGCAGTAAATTCATGTATATTTGTTGTAAAAACATTAGTTATTCTTATATACAACCTTTTTATTTCTTTTTCAAGTTTGAGCAAATTTTTTGATTTTGGAAGTCTATCAAACTTGGTTTTCGTTTGCTTACTTTCCTCAATCATTTTTTGATATTGTCTACTTGCTTTTCTTTGCAATCTTTTAAGTTTTTTCTTTTCTTTTTTATATTTGGTTTTTGTAATTTCATTCCGTTGGAACAAGTAGCCAATTGTTTTATTCCTAAATCAATTCCTATTGCTTCTGTTTTAGGTTTATCATTATCTTGATTATCAATAATTTCAACCGAAACAGATACCCAAAAATTCACACCATCATATTCAATTTTTGGATTTCTATATTTTATATTATCACCATAAGGAACACGATTTTTTTGTGCTAATTTAATCCACCCTAATTTTTCCAGTCTAACTTTATTAGTAGTAAATTTTATTGTTCCTTCGTGAGTAGCACATTTCATTTTACTTCTTTTTTTTGTCTTAAATTTCGGTTTGTCTGCCAATTTCTTAAAAAATCTCTCATATGCTTCTGCTGCATTTAATATTGCTATTTTTAAAGCTCTGCCAGATATTTCTTTTAACCATTCATTCTCTTTTTGCTTTTTAAATTCAGTAAAGATTTTAGTTAAATCATATCCAGAAATAAATTTACCACCATTTTTATAATTTTCTTCTTCCATGGCAATAACCCAATTATAAGCAAATCGTGCAGCATGACAAAATTTAATTATTTGTTGTTGCTGATATTCGTTTGGTAATATTTTAACTTTAAATCCTTTTATCATAATAGTTGATTCTCCTTTTTTGCATAAAAAAAGTACGATATCAAACGTACTTAATTTATGACTTATATTTTTAATAATCTTTATAAATTTTACTAAAGTTAAACTTTCCATAACTTTTATACGTGTTCACTTAGATTCGCTACATCTAAGCAGTTTTCAAAGAAACTTCTCATGCTTTCACATGAGCGCAGGTCATGTCTTCACCTTCAGCATTACCTGTTAAGGGCAACCCGTTTCGGAACACCAATCGCTTGTGTCCTACGAGATTTCTCTCTGACCGTCGAACGTTGCTCTATTCGAGCCTTCGCTGCATAAACATCCATTGTTACAGGCTTTAGGATTTAACCATAACCCATCTCTCAACTTTTTTCTGCTTTCGCTCCATCACGCTTAGGCATATTTCATCCTTACGTTGTGGCATGAGAGCTTTAGGAATTACTTGCAATTAGAGTTGTGTCCTATGCACATTTCTGTACATACGAGGCAAACAGCTAATTTATAACTTTTATAAGTTATTTTAAGCTGTTCTTTTACCTTCGGCAGAAGCAATTTTAGGTGTTATAATACCATTTTGTGCTAATTCTAATGCATGTTTTTGCCTATCATCTCTATCGTGGATTGTACCTTCAAATGCTATCTTAAATTTATAACGTTTCGTTAGCTTGTTTACATGATAAGTACAAAAATCTTCAAATTGTTTATACAATCTTTGGATAAATATAGAATCCATAAGTTTTGATGCATTCATAGATGCAACATTTGCTTTGTCTGTATTAAATAAATTCTTATCAATACCTGTTTGAGAAAATATATTATTTAATGCCTTCAACACTACATCATTTTTTACTTCTGTCGCATTATCAAAAGAAAATATCTCTGGATTTTCTAAAGGTAACGCTTTAATATCAACACTAGAAGGTAAATTATTTTTGGCAATTTTTATAAATTCAGCCAATGTATTAGGGTCAACTGCAAAATCATCTGCTTTTGAACCTGTTTTGTTTTCTTTGTTTCTTGGAACTGCACCAAGTATTATCTTATAAACTTCCAAATCTGCTTTTATTTTTTGCAAATCCTTCAAATATGGTATGTCTGCAAAATCTAAAAATACACCCATTAAAGGTGGAACTAATCCAGCAAAATGAGTATGGAACTTAAACACCCATCCGTTTTCAGGACTTATTTGTTGCCAATACATCCATTGACCATTCCTCATTTCTGCTTTTATATTAGGATAATATGTTTTATTTTTTTGCATATCTAAAGCATTTTTATAATATTTTTTAAACTCTGGTGCAAACCCATTTATATCAACACCCATTTGCTGAAAATACATAAGATTAAATGAATACATATATCCATATTCCCAATAAGAATCTACTATACACCAATCAATAGGCATTTCTTGTAAAAACAAAGCATTGTCGCTTTCACGTAAATATACAAAATATCCGTCCTCTAAACACATTTTTAGTAATGCTTTTGTGAATTCCTTTTTTACATTAAATTTATCAAACCAACTACACATATTATCATAGTCTTTTTTAAAAGTTGATTTTTTCATATCTTCTTCAGCAGCATTTATAGGAATAGGATACCAGTCAAACGTAAGAATGTCTGACAAATAATGCATCATTCGTTTGTATGTAGTCTGTGTATTATATAAATATTGTGATAATCTTCTTAATACTTGCTCATTATCTCTTGGATTAGCAATAAGTTTTTTTATACGTTCTCTGTCTTGTTCAGCAGGACGCATGTTTATATCTTTAAGATAACTATTTGCAAGCAAAGGATTAAATAAATAAGCATTTAACTGTGTAAGACTTCTTGCAAATTCTAATGCAAAATTAGAATCTTCTTGAATTTCTTTACGTGGCACAATGTCACCACCTTTCTATATGTAACTATATTTAAGTAGCATATCAAGAGTATTACTTTTATCTTCTTTTACTCTCAATTCCATTTCTTTTTGTTTTATATAATACAATCCATATGCTAAACTACTATATCTATCCTTTCTGTGTCCCGACGGTTCGGTTAGTTTAATAAAACCACTACGTATCTCCATTTCAAGATTAATCATTTCTGTAATTAGTCTTGTTGTTTGGAAATAACAAGCGTTTAATCTTGCAATATCAATATCATCTAATTTTAAAGATTGTTGATTGTCAAGAATATATTCACGACCTTCAATTTCATTAACCAACAATTTTATTTTACGTTTCTCAAATTGAGTTTTAGTATATACAGCCATTTCGTGGTTTGTTTGCGTGGCATTAGCACCAGTAACTTTTATAGAATATATTACTGGTAAGGCATCTTTATCGTATGCTCTATCTTGCATTTTTTCATCATTAAATGCTGTAAATGCAGGATGTTCTATACCACGTGCATTATCGAACGTAACTTTGGTACATTCATCATAAATGCCTATAGCATTACCATTAGTATCCATTGCAACTATATCACATTCTAAATCATAGAATAATTGTTTGAGACGTAATGCTTGAACTGTAGTGTGTTGACCTTCCATTGTTTCTATATATTCAACTGATTTTATATATTCATCATTGTTTGGAATACAACGAATAAATGTAAATACAGTTTGGTCGTTGTCTCGTCCTCCCATTAATGCACTATCAACTGCCAATAATCTAAACTCATTTTTATGTTTAGGTTTATAAAATTTATTTTTCTTTAAGTCTCCTTTAAATTGAATATAATCAGAATTAGACAATGGTATCAACGGTTTAGTTATGTTTCTGCACTTATTCAAATCATCAAATTTAAAATATGCTTTTTCAGACTCACCAAAAGGTATTGTCTCCATCTCAACTTGGAAAGAAAGCGGATCGAAGTCGCTTTCGCTCATTTCGTCTATTATTCTTTGTCTGTCAATTATTCCATGCTTTACCCCTAATTGATAAGGGAAGCCACAGGTAAAATATCTTCTACCTGCAAGCATAGCGTCTTTAAATGCCAAAAACCTATCCCAACTCCAATGGCTTTTTAACCAACACGAAGACAAATATATTTCAGTATTAGGCTCTTGTATTCCCTCATATTCTTTATGTTTTAAATAGCCTGGCTGTCTACGAGAAGTCAAGAACTTCCTTAAAACCTTCTTTATTACTTCTATGTCAACCATTCTAAATTCATCAACAACTAAAACATTTGCTCTCGCACTACGAGCATTATCATTAGCAGCAACAACTTTTATCCAACTGCCATTATGAAACCTAACAATAGGGTCGTTTATCGCTGTCTTTAATTCACATATTTCCCTTTGTAAATTAGGACAATTGTCGTAAAATCCTTTTATTTTCTCACTTATTACGTTTAAACTTTGTGATTTTGTACCTGCTGCTATACATATTTTTGTGCCAGGGTATAAAATACATCTTACTATACAATAAAGGGCAACAAGGTGGGATTTTCCAATACCACGGCTTGCCCACCAAAGAAAATAATCTACATGAAACATTAAATATATTAATATTTTTTGAAATAATGAAAATGGACTTATTTGTAAATATTCTGAAATAAACCTATGCGGATTTTCTCTCCAATACCCAATCCATACAGCAAGACCGTTCATAAATTTTTCTTGCTTCATCATAGCATCTGTTTGTTTATTAAAACTTCGTCTCTGTTCAAATGCATTGTCTTTTATGCTATTCTTTTTATCAGGATGTTCATAATTACTGTACCAACCCATCCTGATCACCGCTTTCTTCAGTTATATTTTCTTCATCTAATTCTTTATCAAAATTTATATTATCATTTTGTTTTAAATCTTCATCTGTTATTTCAACAGAATATTTTCTCATTTCTTCGTCATATTCTTTTGCATATTCATTATTGATACCTAACATACGACAAAAATGACCTAAAAACCAAACTCTAATATATTTTTTAATACTATCGACATCTTTAAATTCTGGGTCTGGTTCTGGTATAGGTTTTTCATTTTCAAACTTCTTAATCCAAGTACCTAAAGTATTCACATCAGCAGCCATAGCAGCACTTTCTTGTATTGGCTTCAAAGCAGCAGAATTCATTAAATCTTGTAAGTCTTTTAATTCTTTACTTACACCATCTCCACTTGCTCTTTTCTTTTTTATGTTTAGCTGCTGATAGCATATTTCTTGTACTAATATTTCCATAGACTTTGTAGAAACATCATATCTATTGCACCATTCATTATATTGCTCTTCTAGATATTGCAAATCTTGTGGTGGTAAATTACCCCATTTGCGTATCAAATACGAATTGGATTCTTCGTCAGAAACACTTATATTATTATCTAATTTTATATTATCATCTAAAAAATCATCACTTTGGTCAAAACAATCTCCATAATTATTTGTACCACCTAAAGAATTTATTTCTTTAAAATATGATTGCCATATTTTCCAACCAGTTTTTATAGAATGATTAGTAGCACCATTAAACGCAGCTATAGAAAACGGTACATCTAATCTTCTACATAAAAAATACATTGCTTTTTTGTTTTCACCATATATAGCAAAATATTCATTAAATAATTTATCAATACATTCTTTACATATAGGCAATCTTCCTATGGCTGCATATAATCTATTTTTACTAACATAAAAATCTGAACTTTTTGTTGACCCGCAGCAAACACAAAAAAGATTTAATGTGTTTGCTTTCTTGTTTTTTGTGTTTGCCACTTTTGCACCTTCTTTCAATTGTCTTCGTTATATTCGTCTAAACTACCGTTTTCGTACAAATTCTCCAATTCATCTTCTAATTTAACTGCATGTTTTAGTAAGGAATTACCTAATTCATTAGCCAACACATGTTGCCCTTCTATGTATGCTTCCTGTACTCTAAACTCAATTTCATCTTTCAATATCGCTAATGCTTCGCTATCAGAAGATTGTCTTATTTCATTGATTAATTCAAGAAGACATTGACATTCTTCACAGTTACATATTTCTTCGTTATGGTCATCTTGTTTAAGTTTTGTGTTCTCGTATAATTCATCTGTTAGATTAAAATATACATCTTGTGTAACTTCTTTATCATCTATATAATACTTTTTAATAATTTCTCCATTTTCTTTATAAATTTCTTCACGAAACTTCATAGTACCCACCATTTTAACCTTTCTACAAACAAATTAATTTTGATTCATCATATATAAGATTACCTTGTTCATCCTGCACTAAATATACAAATCCTTTATCTTGTGGTCTTATCATAGTGCCATCTGAAGCATAAGATTGTTCTTCGCATAAACAACCACTTTCATACATATATACACCACCATATCTGCTAAAACCTTGATGATGTGTGTGTGAAAGACAAAGTGCATCAAACTTTTCGCCTAATTGAAGAAAATATAAATATGCCTTTTCTGTCGTAGCTAGTATACCACTACGAAAAGCTTTAGGGTGTGCAAAAACAGTATGTCCTACCTTGCACCACCAATTTTTCATATATTCAATATCAATTTTTCCATCAAACACTTTGGTTAACGGTTCATAAAATGTTTTACTTTTTGTTTGATGGTCATGTTTCCAGAAACCTAAATCTATAATAAAATCAAGATTAGTTTCAGGCATCAGAGTTAATAAATCTTCATGCACCTTTTCACTAAAATAATTAATTAAACGATAGTTATGATTGCCTGCTATTAATTTAACTTGTTTTGGTTTTATATACTCAATAATATCAATAATCATTTGTCTAGTACCTATCATTTCATCTACAAATGGTACTCTATATTTTTTCTTAAATTTACTAACTGACTGACAATCTTGTTCATCTCCACCAAACACAAGTACATCAACCTTACCAACATAATCTTTAAAAACATCTTTTGGTAAATTAAATGGGTAATGATTATCTGAAATATGTAATATTCTTGTTTTATTTTTATATCCTATTTCTCCATTTTCTCTACGTATTCTTTTAAACCAAGTGCGCAAACATTCACCTGAAGAAAAATTATATTTTTTTGCAAGTTCTTCCCACGATAAATCAATTTCTTTATTGTGCTTTTTATAGCATATATTCAATAATTCTTTATTCAAAAATTCTACCTCCCTAACTCTTTTTTTTATACAAAATAAAAGAGTAGGGGAGAGAAATACCCCTACTCATACAATCTATACTAAATAATTTCTTCATCTTCGTTACTTTTATCTTTTTCTATATAAACATACAATAAACCATTTTCGATTTTTTTAGTAGGCTTCTTAAACTGCTTATATGGAATAGCCCATCTAGCACGAACTTCCATCTCACAATTTAATTCTTCATTGTTAGTTTTTCCTTCAATTGTGATATATGTAATACCATCTTCCACAATCTTTTTTACAGTCAAATCATCTGGATTAATACCATGCACATCATATACAAGAATTGCTTTGTCATCTTTTACAATTTCCTGCCAATGTCGTGTGCTGAAATTATGCTTTTCTTTTTCCTGTTTAATTGAAACTACTGAATATGGCTTATCAAAGAAAAATGTACGCATAATATTATTTGTTATTCTGTCCAATTCATCAAATGCTCTAAAAGAGTAAAAACCTTTCTCTAACATATAAAATATACCTCCTAATACAATAATATAATAATACATAATTTACAATCCGCAAACTTCATGCAGTTGTTGGATTGGTATAGCTCCAAGTCCCGAAGGAATCTTGAGGATAAACTGGAATTATAAATTGGCTTCGGCTCTCTAAGAACACCGAAGCACTGGTTACTTGTGATAAAATATTGTATTAATGATGCCTTATCGGCGGTTCTATTGAACTTTGTTGTGACTTTGTTGTTAAATGACCTTGCTGCTCTTACAAATCTAAGTCCCAACCACTTTCACAAAGTATTTTCAGAAACTATGGGAATTACGCCCAATGTCTTTATGATAAACTAGTTTATATCTACTTGATAAACTAATTGTATTATATCCTTTGGCAAAGGAGTCTCTATTGAAATAGGCGTTAAGCTGCCATCATCTGCATAATATTCAAATGTTAATACTGCCTTATTATTATCATTTTCAGGATATTCCACATCAACTGTAGCCTTACCCTTAACTAATGCTACTTTTTGCTTCAGTACATTCTTGATTTCTAAGTCTAATTCAACTTTCTGGAGCGTATATTTTCCAGTCTGCTTATTATAAATAAGCTCATAGTTATTTATCACATAACTGTATGCATTATCAATATTAGTATCTGCTACAACACCTCCAGTTGGTGTATACTTAGCTTCGTTAGGTAATGTAAATTTAAGGGTCAGAGTACCAACTAAATTTACATTATTAGTATATATTTCATCAGTAATTTCATTTACAGCACCAATAATTTTATTTAAATCACCTTCTGCATCATAATAAAGTTTGCTAATATCATTAGAAAATGATTTGTTAGTATAATTTAATATATCATACTCTAATTTCTTAAAAGCAAAGTCAGTCATATCATGTGCATCCTTATTTGCCGCATCATTTTGCATACAATTTATAAATTTGGGAACTATCCCTCTAGCAGCAAGAATTTTACCCATTTCCAATGCATATTTATAAGAATTTGAGTTTATTATATCTTCCTGTACTTTTATATTATCTTCGTATACATACTTTGTACTTGAACCATTAATATCATCATTCCCAAAGTACATTTGACTGTTTCTGGAATTCACAGACCAGGTGTTAGGATTGCTTCCTGAAAATACTATAACTGTCTTTAATACATTTTGATCTGAAGAAAAAATGGAATTTGCACCCCTTAATCCATCACCAAGATTACTTTTCCCAACTCTTTCATTTACCGGATTGTTTTTGCTAAATATATCATTAGCCTCTACTCTTATATTCTCAATTACATTTTTAAACTTATTAACTTCACTAAATACTCCATCTACCGGTCTATTAATATCGATTGATCCGCTATAAAACGACGAATTACTATAATTAGAAGAGTTTGCTGTACTATCATATGTTAATATGCCAACTCTTACCGGTGACTTAAAATTCTTTGCTAAAATGTCATCTGCAAGTTTGTCAAGATAACCTTTAGCAGCATCATATACAATGTCATACAAAGTAGGCCTAAGCAAAACAGTGCCAAACATTTTGTTTGCTTCACTATCTCTGTCATATTTGATAGTAGTATTACCTGGTTGAGTTTTTATATCTTTCGATATAACACTTCCGGTTATGTCAATATTGTCACCATTTAACCTAATAAAACCTTCAGGAGCATAATATGTTCCTGTAAATTGTGTTCCTGCAATATCATTTAATATATTACCAGATAAAGAATAAAAAAATGCTTCATTTACCTTATTTGTAACAGGGTCTATACCTGTGCTAACCCCTGTTCCCTGAATAGTAATATCATTTTCTGCAACAACTATTCCGTATTCATTAAATTTTACAGAGTTAACAAATTGTACATTACCTCTAAAATCAAGTTTTGTATTAGGTAAAATATTAAACGTATCGCTTCCAGCTATTTTATAATTTATTGCACCATTTGGACCTCTTTCCACAACTATATCTATATTGTCAGGATAACTTTTATTCCTTAATTCTTGCTTATAAGCATTAACTGTATCTTGAAAATTGCTACTACTAGCATTAAATATATATATTTTACCGTTCAATTTATTGGTAACATACTCATTTATCTTACTATTAATCTCAGGCAGAGGTTCAATCTCTGATTGAACAAGATAAGCCTCAGTCTTTTTCTTTTGAGCATCTGTTTGCTCTACCCTCTTATTTGAAACATACTCAACTATTCCTTCGGTAATTATATTACCATCTTCATCTACAAAAGAAAAATCTGTGTTATTACCCGCTATAATTACTCCTGAATTTGAATGTACCTTTCCTTCAATAGTTATATTATTTCCTCTGAGCTCAAGATTGGTACTTGGAGTATCATTTCCGCTAAATAAACAATAATCGGGAAAATAAACAGCTTGAGGCGGATATTTATACAAGCTTCCTGAAGTATCAATGAGCAATACAATTTCCTTTTCAGGTACTATATTATATGGTAACTCTAAATCTCCTTCATACTTAAACTTTATACTCTGTTTTTCATTTACTTTAACTGTTTTAGGCGTTATTTCTCTTTTAAATTTTGTACCATCAGTTATCACTGAAGATGCAGCATTTACGTTAATACACGAAACACTTACAAGCATACATAATATTACCAAAACAGAAAAAACTTTAAAACAAACCTTGCTTTTCATAAGTAAACCCCCTCCGGTTTTATTTTGTTCCTTGTTACTCAAACTAATATAATTAAATAAAAAACCTACTAAACTCTTTAATCTATCTTATTTGTTCCTGTATTCAGCTATTGATACTAATTTATTTTCCGATGTCCTTATTTTGACATCTATATAATCAAAACTCATATTAGTAGTGTCGTATCCACGTATATCACAAAATGGCAATATATTAATTTTATTTTGATAATCAATTGTTCCAACTGAATTCTATCTCCAATTTTACTAATTAGCATATTACCCGTAGACGTTTCTAAAATTTTCTCCAAACGTGTGCCTGGATTAGTATTTGTTGATACGCCAACATCAGCCTAAATATTTCTTATATTCTCGCAATACACTATCTTCAACATATCTATATCTTTTTGACTTGTTATAATTCTTACTATACTTGCTAAATTTAATATAGCCAAGTTTTTGCAATTCTTTAAATAATTCTTTGCTTATTTTTACCAAATGTATACTCCTTTCATATGAAATAGGGTAGGGTAGATGTACTATCATCACGACAGGACATACCCTATACTTTTTTAGCTCCACATTTTGGTTGGTTGTGGTTTAACCAAATATTATATTAATACTCTACCATTATATAAAAAATTCAATTTTTTCTTACAATCCACTATTCATGCGGGTTTCGAGGATTTTCTATTTTATAATCAAAAATTCTTTAATTTTTGTTGTTATACCAACATAAACTTTACCATTAATTTTGTTTTTAACTAAATATATTATGCCAAACTTATTTTTCATTTTTTAATTTTGACCTCCGTTTTTTATTCATAATAATTATTTTTTTATTCTTATTTTTTTTTGCACAACTATTACAATATTTTCTACTGTTTGATGTTCGTTTAATTAACCTTCCACAATCTTCACATCTAATTATTTTTTTATCTCCATTATACCAATCAAAATAATATCCGATATTATCAAATGTAGTAATATTAAACACTACTTTATTACTTGATTCAATGCTTTCTACAAACAATAAATTAATTTTTCCTTTAGTTCTTACATCAATATATCCATTATTTGAAAGGTAATTTATTATATTATTAATTTTATATGTATTTGGTATTTTCGACATTTCAAATATCTCATTAAAATATTTTTGCTTACCACCAACATAATTAAATTTAAGCACATCTCCATATCTTATCCTGCAAACTTCTTTTTTTATTTTATTGTTAACTAAAAGTGTGAATAATACTTTTTTATAATTATAATCAATATCCAAACCGTTGATATATTCAATTTCTTTATCAGTAATAGGTATTTCTTTGATAATAATTAAAGGATTATCTTTTTTACTGCCATTCCTTAAAACTGTATTTATTTTTCTAAAATATTTCACTTTATTAAAATTTTCTATATGTTTTTCACAAAACTTATAAGCCATTTCTTTCCGTTGTTTTGGTTTTATACCTTGACTTTTCCAATACTTAACCAAAATAGTTAACTCATACATATGATACTTTGTTAAAAATCCGTTTTTTTCTATTTGTTTTGCATATTCTTCTTCATTGTATTTATATTGAATCAAAGAATCACCTCTTCCAATTTATATTTTTTGTTAAGATACACAATATCTCCGTTGTCATTAGGAATAGGGAAGAGTACAGGTTTCATATTCTTTCTTTTAATATTTTCAAAGATATACTTTCCAAAAGTATTCCATAGAATATCTTTATTTGACCCTTTGTATTCACAATAAAAAATTTCAACAAGATAATTTGTTAATTCATAAGCATTAGAACAAATCTTCAACATTCTATTTTTAAAACTTTCATAAATACTATTGACTTCTTGCCCTAAATCTTCGTCATATTTTTCTTTTGAAGAATCGCTGTTTATACCCATACTACCCAAATCACGTAACTCTTTCATAAAAGACTTATACTCAGTTAATACTTCATTATATTTGTTATTATCTTTTGGTATAGTATTATTCATGTATAATTTATAAATATCTTCTTTATCGTCAGTTTTTAACTTTTCTTTGATATTGAAATTTATACTTTCAATATATTTACACAATCTATTCATTAAACAGTCACTATCTACTACGGGTAAATACTTCTTATAAGCATTTAAAAAAGATTTTTCTGCCTCAGTATAATTATCTTTATTTAGTAATTCTTCTAAAGTTATTCCGAATTTTTGCCTGCAAGATAAATCATTACTTGTTTTATATTTTTTATATTTATTGTATGTATCTTTGTAAAGATATATAAAGAAATACGGATGTTTATCAAGTAAAATATTGTTTAAAAATTTTTTATAATCTTTTACTTCTTGAGTATCTTCTTTATTGATTTTTTGTTTTTCAATCCATATTTTAGGTATTCCTTTTACCTCTCTACCAATCTTTGCTTTGTCAATTTGTGCAGATTGTAATTTAGTACACATTTTAATACGATTCATTAAAGTTTCGTACTCTTTACTTCCTTTTTTAAACATCGGAAGTAAAGCATATGCAGTTGTACTTTTGTTAGTTATAGAACCAATTATAGAACCAAAAGCAAATAAGTCTGCCTGATATAAGTCATAATCTGTTATTATTTTCTTTTCTGGTTTAGGTACTTCATAAACCACAGGTAGTTCGTCTTTAAATATAGAATTACAAATAGTTTTATTTGAAGTTGTGGCTATAATATCCATATCAAAATCGCTGCCTGCCCAATGAAGTGTTTCACACCCATGTATATTTACTATCACACCTGTAGTATCACAATATCTATACCATCTTCTTAATTCTTTATTATTTTTTAATTTTAACTTTAAATGTTCTGACCTATAAGTAAGAGGTGCTCTCATTGAATCAACTTCTTTAACACCCTTTTTATTCCAATAATTGCAATAATATTCGTTCTTACCTAAAAGACCTTTAACCTCTTTAAATCCGCAAGCATGCTCCATAAAAGCGTATGGGTCACTAACTAAAACTTGAAAATTTCCGTCTACAATTATTTCGCCTAAACATCCTCTTTTAATTTTTGTTTTTATATAATTATAAACTTTACTTTTAATATACTTGTCATTTTTAATATCGTGGTTAATAATCAAACTTTTAATCCAATAATTATCATCACTCCTAAAATAAGATTGGATTTTTTCTTGTGACAAATTTTCTCCCATTAAAAATAGTAATGTGTAATATATATTATTAAAATTTACTCCTTGTATCCAATCCACAAATTGACTGCAAACTTTCTCTATATCTTCTTTATTAAAATTTAATGTTTGTAAAAATTGGTAATTCATAGTTAAAATATCATCAGGTTCTTTAGGTGATACAAGTGCTACTCCCCATTTTAAATCATTTACTTCACAATTTCTAATATATTCTTCCAGACTGTTAAAACTATCCCAAAGTTTAAATTGGCTTTCTGTTAAAATTACATCTATTTCTCTTAAATCTGCTTTTATAGGATTTCCATTTTCGTCTTTATAAATTGTGTCTATCAAATAGTTGCCATTATTCTTATATTTACAAAAATCTTCAATAGGAAATACACATAACATACCCTTAATATAATTTTGACGAATACACCATTGAGCAGGAACATATCCTAAGCCTAATTCTTCAGCCCATTCCTTTGCTTTTTTATATGTAATTAAACCTTGACCATCAAATCTATTATATTCTATATATACTTCTTTTTCTTCAATTATATCATCTTCTTTTAATCCTGTTTCTGTCACAAAATTAACTTTAGTTAGTTGCTTAACTTTATAATCGGGAATCACACAAAAACGTGGCGTGTTAACAACTTTTGTAGACGACCCTGCTAATCCCTTATAAGCATTAAATTTAGAAGGACAAAGCGGTTTATTTTTATTCCTGTCATTATCTAATATTTCATTTAATTTTTTAGCTGTTTCTTCTTCACAAAATACAACAGTTGAAACTCTACTTTGGCTTGCAGAAGAAGAAAGCCTAATATATTTTTTATTATTCAGCATTAATCCATTATAAAATAAATATTCATAATGACTAGGGTGTTCCATCACTATAGTTATATATTCAGGCACAAACATCATATTTATAATATTATTTTGCAATTCTGCAATTCTATCAACATTTTCTTTAGAATGTTTCTGTTTCTTTAAAAGATCTCTTTCTTTATACCATTGTTCAAGTAAATCATAATCTATTTGTCTATTATGTATTTTTCTTATGCTTCTAAGAATCTGATTATCTGATAAAGCAACTAATTCACCGTTCTCTCTTGCTTCTTCTGGAGTTAAGGAGATATTATAATTATATTCTTTTAATCTTAGAGATTTAAACTTTATAACATAAAATTGTCTATTAGGCAATCTTAATCCTCCTTATATAAAAGAATCAATATCTTTTCTTATTTCTTCATAATATTCTTTGCGACATTCACTGTCGCAAAATCTATCCAAACTATTTTCATCCAGTTTTTTACCACACTTCATGCAATATGTAGTTTTAATGGGTACAACAAATGCATTGGCATTATTATCTAGTTCAATTATATATGAGTTCTTGTATTTCATCTTCTGTTTCCTCCGCTTCCACATTTGTATCTATGATAATATCTACTACTTCTTCTGTGTGATTGAATAATACAGATTCTAAACATTCTCCGTTTACATACCAACACCAAATTCCATAATCATCTTTATCAAAATATAATTCGCCTTTAGATTTAAACAATGTTCTGGGTTCTGATTCGATTGTAATAGATAAGAAATGACGCTCACTATAATATATTTTTTTTAATACTTTAGTTAAATTGGTTTTATCTATTATGTACTCTCCATTATCATTCATTTTTAATGTGCCGTATAAATATATTTTCATAAATGCAAACCTCCAATATTATATTAATATTCATTTATTAAATTTATTAATTGCATTTTTAATTTCTTTATCAGTTTTGCAATTCTTTTCTTATCACCTTATTTCTTTTATAAATGTCCATTCCTAATCTTATTATAGCAGGTAGTTTTTATTTTGTCAACAATTTTATATTAATATTTTATAAATTTTCGTTATTTAACCAATGAATCAATAATTCACGCATACGCCTACTTGGGATATAAAGGTTAATTGGTTTTGTTATATCTGTTGTATTTATTATCCATCTAAGCAATACTTTTAAAGCAAAATCATCATCGTTAATATCTATGGTTTTTTTAATAATCGGATTGACAAAATTATTTGCAATATAAGCAATATTGTTACATTTTTCAGTAGGAATATCTATTAATGAAACAAATCTTTTAGCTGCTCCTTTTGCTACTATTAATTTTTGGCAAGATGTAAAAGTAGTCCAATAAATCTTTTTCTTTTTATTTGATATATTTGAATAAAAGTTATATATATTGTTTTGTAATCTTTTTAAATCTTCTTTTGTAGCTGTATTAAACCAAGATTTAGATAATTTAGTCCTATCCTCGCCTATACTATTCATTCTAGCATGATTTAATATTTTAATATTACTTTTTAGATATAGTTTTTGACCATAACCGACTTTAAAATTAATATATTAAAATTGTATTTTGATACATATTAATCATTCTTTTGAATATCAGCCCATTTTTTACCGCCAAGCACTCTTATCTTATAATTTTTAAACATAGTACGTAAAACCTTATTAAGTCTTTGTCCACGACAAAACAACCAAGGATTAATAAACCATTGTCTATTTGAACTATTTTCACCTTGATATAAAATATCTTTTTCTTTTAAACTTTTTACTACAGAATACACTGTATTTTTAGATAATCCAGTAACTTCAATCATGTCTTTTATATCAATATCTTTTTTATTTCTATATTGTAAGTGACAGTCTTCATATGATATGTATGGAACTATACTAAACAAAAAAGCCTTTTCTGCCATAGATAAATCTTTTATCCACTCAACAATTTCATCTATATTACCTTTATAAAAATTTTCAATTTTCCATTCTTCTGTTCTTTCTAAATATTCTGTAGTATTTCTTTTTATTATCCTATCGCCTTCTTCTAAACTACCTATTATTTCGCCTGTAGCAACAGAAATTATTTTGGCTTTTTCCATAATTTAAGACTCCTTTCGTTATTATAATGTGCTTCAAATGCAGTAATATCAAAGTTTTTAAAACGCTTTCCCAAAATTTGTGACAAAAACGCAATATTTTTCCCAAAATAGGGAAAACAAAAAAATACTTCAAACGCAGTAATATCAAGTATCAGAAAGCAATTTTTTTGAATTTGGTTACTCTTTTCTGTATTCTACAATGAAAAATATTATATTACTATTCTACAATTATACAGACACATATATCATCACCTCTACTTATAGTATATACTAAAGAGAAAATTTGTCAATATTATATTTATAATTAATCCCCCTTAGAGGGGGAAGCGAAGGACGATAGTCCTGAAGCTTAGGGGGTGTTATAAATAATCTAACATACTAAAGCAACAAAATACTTTGTTGCTTATTTTTTCAGGTACGAACAAATATACTCATATAATTCCCTTTATTAATAACCAATACACAATTTATTAATCTTTTTCTTTATAGTATCTTTTCTAGCATGAGTATATATTCCTGTTGTAGAAATACTACTATGTCCAAGCTGATTCTGTAGTTCAGTTAAAGTAAGTATATTATTCTCTACAACAGTAGAAGCATAATTATGTCTTAACTGATGTGGTCTAATCTTATTTTTAGGTGTACTATAGTAATCAAAAATATCATTTATAGTCTCTGGACATAATTTATCACCACGTTCAGATACAAATAAATATGGACTATTCTTATACCTGGATTTATTTCTGTCTACAAGATAATTTCTTAATATTTCCACAACCTTATCAGTTAATAATACAGTTCTTTCTTTGTTACCTTTACCTATAACTATCATTTCATTATTTTCTAAATCAATATTCCTAAGAAGGAGATTACAACATTCCGACCTTCTTATACCTGTGTTAGCTATAAGAAAAACAATTGCTATATTGCGTGATTTATAATCAACATCCTTGGTTAATACTCTTTCAAGAAACTTTTCTACTTGTTTAGTTGTTACATCTGTTGGATTACCTTTATTTTGCACTTTAATAAAATCTTCTTTTAGTATATAAAGACCATCTATTTGTTTGGTTACTAAAAGATATTCATTATATTGTTTTAATGAACTTAATTTTCTATTTATAGTAGATGTACTACCAGTAAGAGAATTCTTATACTTTAGTATATTTTCTCTTGTTAGTGTAGGATATTGTTTAAAGTATTGTTCTAAATCAGATATATAAGAAGATATAGTATTTTCTGACTTAGAACAGGATATAAGATAATTTTTAAATTCATTTAAATTAACCATATAAACATCTCCTTTGTTAGTTGTATTTATATTATTTGTATGCTACAAGAATATATTACTATCTTTTATTATGATAGTCAATAGGAAAATGAAAAATTTTTATATTTATATTATGTATCGTAGTTTTACTGTGTTAGTTATCTATAAATGCTTATTTTATAAGGGTTTGATGTGTATTATATATGCTTTAGTACGAATACTAAAAAATACATTCGATAAATACTAAACATTAAACCTTTAGAAATATTGATATTACTAAGCTTGAAGGATTATGGCATAGATATATAAGTGTAAAATTGAAATATTTGTGATGTTGTGAAATATGCATAAATACTGGATTTGTTCGATAGATGTACGATTGATTTTTTAGTGGATTTGTAATGAATCGGTAAAAATAAAGTGGGTAGAGAGATGAAAGTGCTATGTGCCGATACTGGCTAAAAACTAACTAAAAATTTGTAAACATACCCGGCATAGTATACACTTACTATATAATATTAATTATGTGGTGAATAGATATAATAGCTTGTAATGCAGGAATAAAGCAGGATTTAGGCAGGACGCAAGAGAAGAAACATAATAAGCAGAATGTAAATTTATTTCTGCTCACATCAAACAATTTGGTCCCGACATTTATGTCGGTACCTGAACATACTAGTACATGAGATAGTGGACCAGGAAGGATGCTATTGGGAAGAAATGGTAATTTATTGTTAACTTAATTGTTAACTTTGGTTGATAAATAGGTTAACAATCGGGATAACATGGCGGGGACGGGCAAACAGTTTATTGTGGATAACTCTGTGGATATTGTGGATAACTCTGTGGATAACTCTGTGGATATTGTGGATAACTTGTTAATAAAATAATAATATAATTTTTTAAAATTAGTATTGACAACATTAAAAATATGTAGTATAATGTAAAT